CGAACCATTGTGAAAGCAGGGATGCCTTCCATCCTCACAACACGAATGTTCTTCACCTTTGCCCCACCGAGTTTCTTCTGAATCTTCGGCAACAGTTGCTTCGCACGAGATAAAACCTGCATCGAAACAATGTCTGTTGCTGCATCAATTTCCACACCGTTCACCACTTCGGGCGGCATGGCAGCAAATGGACCGCTATCATCAACACTGTATTCAGGTTCAGGAGAATCATCGTAGATAATATCTTCATCGATTTCTTCTTCAGTTTCTTTGGCGATTTGCTGACGAACAAACTCAGCCTCCTGTTCAGCGGTGTCGTCATTTTTTCCACCAATACGATTCACCCTTCGATCAACCGCATCTGCCAGCATCGACCAGTAATCGCTGGTACTAAAGTCATCACCGTAGCCAACTTCATCGCGCAACATTTGCACGTTTGAATCGGGGTTTGGCATATCATTCACAGGAACCTTCTGAAAGTTCTGTGCGGCAGCTTTCGGGAACCGTGAGAAGTATTGTTTAACAGCAGTAACGAAGTCTTGTATCCCGTCAAATTCACCAGCAACAGTCATCTGATCATTGATGGCAATACGACCACGCGAATCAATTGGGACAGGTATCTTGCCAACACGATCATTAAGGTTGCCCAATATATCATCTCCCTCAACCTCATTGTCGAGCCGAGCAACACGCACGGCAGCGTCCCTGTTGGATTTGTTAATGTCGGTCTTTGCAGGAGATTGCTTGCGTATCTTTTTTTTGCTGATGTTTTGGAATGCCCGATTCTTAATCGTATTCAGTAACTCCAACTCATCAACACCCATCTCTTCTGCCAGCTTGCGAACATCGGATTGGAACTTCTGAACCTCAATCCTCTGGTTGTCATTTTTGTATCGTGAAGGATAAGGAGTCCCGTTCTTCTGATTGGCAGTGCCAGCACCGGCATACCATTTAAAAGTGCCAGTGCTCTTCATCCCGTTGTTGCCACTCCACTTTGCTCCAAAGGGCTCAATGCGGTCAGCAAGTGATCTTACAGCAGTTGTTTCCTCAATCGGTGCAGGCGCGGCAACCTCAGTCTCAGCTGCCTGTTGCTCCTCCGCAATCGGCTCAGCCTGTGGTTCCGGTTCTGCCTGCGCCGTTGACTCAGCTTGTTGCTCGGGTAATTGCCCTGTGTCACGTTTCCATTCTTCGAGTGTCTTATCCTTGTAAAACCCTTCGTAAAACTTGTATGCCTCAATGAATGCGTCCTGCTGATCTTTAGGGAGCTGATCAACGATAGCAAACTCCTCCGAATCGTAGCTTTCAAAACCTTTGTCGCTTATTGCGAGTTTCTGAGCGAGTTCTTCTAACTCGTCTTCAGTTAATGATGGCTCATCAATGAGTGCTGGCTGCTCCTCAACAGTCGTGCTTTCGGTTGGCAGTTGATCAGTTTCAATTTCGGCAGCAATGAGATCAGCTTCTTCAACATCGGGCATCGCATCAATCTGCGACTGAACAGCGGGATCGACCGGCAATTCCTCAACGGGCTTGTCGCCACCCATCTGCTTATCTTCGTTGGCAAGTTGGAAGTCTGTCTCGGGTTGTTCCAATGCCTTACTTTTCTCGGCAGCTTTCTCGGCAGCCTTCTCAGTGATTCGCTGTGCCACACTCGGAAGGCCAGCGTTTTCTGCTGATCGTGCTTGCTTCCGTGCTTGCAGGTAATCACTCCCGAACTCAACAGTGCCAGCTGCGCCAGCAAGCACAGCACCGGCAAGGAACGCTTGTCCGAACGCATCTGAAATATCAGCTTCGGGATCGTATCGCTTCTGAGCGATGGCAGCAGAAATGCCTTCATCAATCCCTTCTTCCAAACCTTCAACACCGGCTCCAATACCGATACGCTTTGCAAACTCCTTCACGCCCGAGCGGAAAACTTTGTCGGACTTTGCGACATTGAGCATATCAATATCGCTACCACCAAAGCGTTCAGACACCTTCCCGCCAATGTAAGTGAGCATTGCGGTTTTTGCTCCATCAACAACTGCATCAGCGAATGCTTTGGTTTCAGCATCAGCATCACCCTCAGCTTCGTAAGCATCCTTCGCATCGGCGTAAGTGGAACCGAATGTGGTCGCACCGGCGGCAGCGTAAACAGCAGCAGACCCGAGTGGTGAAGCTGCAAGCGTTGGTGCAATGGTTGCAGCTGTCATTGCTGTATCACCGGCGAATCTTTCAATAGAAGTCGGCATATCCTCTTCGGCTTCTGCAATGATGCCTTCGAGGATGCTGCCAGATTCCTCGCGGAAATCGCGTGCCCACTTTCCAATGGTTCCACGGATGGCATCGGGCGGCAGCGCATTGGCAATCCGCTTCACACTCTGTCCGATAACAGGTATGGTTCTCACGGATTCCGGCACAGTAGCAGCAGCATAATCCACCGCTGCCTGTGTCCTGTCAGCCAACGCTTCAACAACACCCCACCCAATTTTGCCGAGCATTGCTCGACCACCTAACACACCTCGCTGATAAACCTGTGACGTAACGCCACCAATCGTTGTGGACGTGAATTCTTTGAACTCTGAGGCAAACTCTTCATCCTCTTTCAGAAGCTCGGGGTAAGCGTTACCAACCTTTACGGTCAGTTCATTGTCGGGTATATTGCTATACTCACGGTATCGCTCCTTAATGTATTGAATAGTCGGTGATGGCATATAGTGTATTGCTCCGATTAATATCCAAGTGGTAACGGGTTTTTCTCAAAAGCTCGGTCAATAACTTTTCCGTGCTTTGCAGACACAGCATCCGATGTGGGTCTGTTGTCTTTGACGCCAAAAGCGAAGCGCATTGCCTCTTTCATTGCCTGCTCATCAAACACTACTTCACCAGTATCGTCATCGACCCGGATAAATAGTTTTATGTTTTCCTGTGCCCATGACTCAGGCGTTTTAGGGAGTGCCTTACGGTATTCTGCCTGTGCCTTGCGTGCTTCAATATCGGAAGTTCTGCGTTGTGCAAGGCTTCTCAGACGATAATACTCGTTCTCGTTGTAAGTGAACTGACCAGTTTGCGGGTCACGTCGAACATCTTTTGGACTGTTCAATCGCATCCACTCCAACCCGTCAGCCCATCTCTTTGTTTGCTCCAGCATCAAAGCCTGTTCAGTTTGGAGAACCTGATTCTGAAGGGCGGACTGTTGAATGGTTCCACGTATCTGCACGGCTTCATCACGTATCTCCTTTGGCCAACCAGAAGGAACTTGCGGTGGCTCACCGAAGCCGTTCCAATTGATCAGCTCTGAATGATACTTATCGAATGCTGGTTTGTATTGCTCCCTCTGATTAAGGATGCGCTTCATCTCGTTGGACTGAGTTTCAGCTTTCTCAAGCTCGAACTTCTGCAACTTCTGATCCAACACAGCTGACTCTTGCTCCAGTTTGAATCTCTTCTTCTGAATAGCAAACTGATCACGAGCCAATTCATTGCTGAGATCAAACTGACGAGTGCGTTCTGCGAGGTTCGTTCGGAACATGTCTGCCTCGGCAGCTGCTTGCGTGGCACGCATGCCGAGGTTTGTTCCCTGTAAAAAGTAATCTGTTGCCTGTGCCATATGATTAAGTGATTGAATTATGATTGCTGCTTATTACCAGCACCTGTTGGGCCGAACACTCTGCTAAACAGTTCGCCTTGTATGCCAGCCCCAAACATTGTTCCACCCATCACACCGAGCTGACCACCTATGCGTGATTGCATGCTGTTGGCTGCATCTGACTGAGCTTTTCCAACGGCAGCAGTGTATGCGAACTGGTTCTGATTGATTGCGTTGTTGATCCATTGTGAAGGTGACACGTACGAGGAGGCAGTTGACATCGGGTTAACCGTGTAGTTTTGTCGGATGTTACTGGACAACGCATTGAAAGCATTCAGACCAGTCTGTGTCATTGAATACTGCGTTAACCCGAGGTCGCGTGCCGTAAGGTTTCTGCCAGCCGCGCTACCAGCAAGCCCTAACCCACCGCTGCGCTCAGCTGCTTTCCTTTGGATAAGGTTCTGATCAGCCATTGGAAGGTTGCCAGCAATCATATTGCTGATTGCCTCACCCGAACCTGCCAGCATCTCTTTGTAGTTGGGCATTGTCCGCATAAGGATTGACTCCAGCCGGTCCTGATCTGCTGTCGCGGTCATATCAGCGAGCTTCTTTGCGTCACCAAAGCTGGCAAGGTTTGCTGAGATTGCTGCCTGTTGTTCTTCGGTCTGATCAACAGGTGTGAAGGTTGGGATTTTTGGTTTCTTCCCGAGGAGCGAACCAGCAAGGCCGGTTGCTGCTCCAATTCCCGCCATCGCTAAAAAAGGTAGAGGCATAATTAGATAACACTTTCGATTCCCCCTCCACCGTGCGTGTCGAGGTTGGTTAGTTTCAATACGGGCACAGCTCCATCACCCGTGTAATTACTGAGCTGATTGCGAAGAGAATCAATGGCGAGCGCACGGAACTCAGCCGCAGTTGCAAAGTCTCTGTTCTCTTCCATTTTGATAGCAATCGCCATGTTCTTAATTGCATAGAGATCACTGATCAAAAGCACATCATCATCGCTGACTGCTTCTAAGAATCGCAGCTTTGCGATAACAGTCACCGACACGGTTCCAACATTACCTTCGGAGCATGTGCCGCAATCGGCAAGCCCCGGCACCAGTGATTTCCGGTAGCTCGGAATGGTTTCAGTTGGTTCGTATGATGCCAAATCAATGAGTGTTGGGGTTGCATTCACCAGTTCGTAGAGCATCACATTGCCTTCGGTGGTATCTTTGATCACCCCAACAATGCTTTTGAAAGATGTGGCAGTATCGACAAAGCCATTTGTCAGCGTCACAACCTCTCCGTCACGATACACAGCTGTTGGGCCACTGCCTTCTTTCAGCGTGCGAACCCAATTACCGTTGGAGTCATAACCCATAATCGTGATGGTCTTACCGGCATCAGCTTCGAGGAACGCATACACGCGCACCGGTTTTCCTTCACCCGACATGCTTCGGTATGTTGGAACTTCACCGCGATCCAACAACTGATTGGCCACACCGCAGCTGTCAGCCTGAAGCCCGACACCGCTTTCGAGGAATTCAAACCAGCTGTTGCGGATGATGCCGGGAGTTTTATTAATGGCGAAAGACTCAATGGTTTCGATTTGCCTCGGCCAAACAATGCACCCGTCAGTAGCGCATAGAGTGAACCTGCCGTAAGTGCCCTTCCACTTGCCGCTTTCAATCAGTCGGCGTTGCGCTTCGTTGATGTATTCAGTGACACGCGAATCAGTAGGGCAAAGACTGAGGTGCTTTGCGATACGCTGCTTTGCTGTTGCGAGAGTTACTTTCATTGGATCGAGTAGTAAACACGGGCTGTGCGTTTGATGAAATAAACACCGTAATAAGGAGGCAGATTCGTGTGGGCACTGCCACCACCGGTTCCTTCCGATGTGATGGTTTGCTCCGTGAGTCCATCCCCGCCATACTCATTGCCTGCATCACTGTCCAAAGACGCATTCAACCCACCGAGTTTTACATCGTGGGTATGATCGGGGATTTGGTCGGTTGTCAGAGTGACCTCATCGACACCTCCGGTTCCATTGACGGCAACCTCTACACCCGAAGGGAACTCACCGACACCAACCGGAAACTTTGCGGCAAGCTCTTCGTCCACTTCCCAAAACGGACCAGTGTAATCGGACACATCTTCATCCGCTCCTCCGTCATATGTTTTGAGATCGTTCAGACTACCAACCCACATGCGCCGCTCGCTGCCTGAAGTGGGGACTAAGTGCGGTGACAACCAATACCCATTCTGATAGACATACAGTCTGTCGGGGAACCCATTCACAGTGCGTATCCACGGTTTGTCCGTGTCGTTCACTGAAGGTTTGGATTCACCGAAATTGTATAGTGAATAGTTCCCGTTCACGTATGCCGATGTGATGCTGATGAACAGCTGATACATTTCGGCAACACTGGTGAAGCAGGCGTTTGGCGGAACTGTGCCAGCCTGCAAAACAACTGAATGATTCGTTGGCATCTTATTATCCTATGACGATGTATTGTCCCAACTCATTGACGAACGGGTTACTGTTATCGTCTGCGAGCTGAGTGATTGTTGAGTTTGTTGATACGGGACATTCTTCGTCGCCGCTGGTTGATGTAAAGGCGAGGCAGCTTTGTTCGGTTACCGCCTCACAATCGACTGTAAATGATGGTGCGCTCATATTGATTACGAGCATGCAGCACTGCTGCCACATCCTCCGTATGGTTCTTCGATGGTTGGGTATGCGTGCATGCGGAACCCTTTGATGCGTGCGTGACCAGTCCACCCGATTCTTACAGCCATTTCATACCCTACCCGCATGGGAACTCCATTGGTAGGTTCACAGTCATCGGCAGGTTGAGGCAATCGGATGCGTGTTCTGTATTGCGGTTTATGATTGGCGAACGTCATACATTCACCAGCTCCCACAGCGCAACTCCCGTAGGTAACACACTCGTTGAATGCGTTCCAATCCACCCACACAGGGTATTGGTTCGTTTTGTATTTGATGTCAAAGGCAACACTGCCTTCAATTTCATCCACAAACATCTCACCGTATTCGAGCTGCTTTGCTTCAAAAGGATTTTGGAAAGAGTAATTCGGTGTTTCTATGTAACACGCAATATCAGTGGTGTCATTGTCTTTGCGCCCGTCGCGTGTCAGCTCCCAAAGCTGAATGCCGCATGTATCGGGCTGAAGATGGAAAACGAAACACCTCGGACTGAAATCAATATCAGCATTGAGTATCTGCAACACGTTCAGACCTGTCCAAAGACCATCCCATGCTGGCGGCATCTTGTCACCAACACCGCCGACGAGATCAAAATCCAACACAGCAAGCCCACGGTAATAAGTTCCGTTCGGGCTTACCTGTGGAATAGTCGTTGTGATCAGCCTGTTATCAAACAGAACAGCACTCACAGAATCGCGCAGGTTGAACTGAGAGTCATTGGACAGTATGGACTCCATCTCACGGCTCACGGGGATTTGACCGTATTGCTGCCATTCCCTTCTGCTGCTGATGTAACTGCGGATACCATCGGGCGCACGGTAAAACATGTCACTGTTCACAAGGACACAGCTGCGATCACTGACAGAACCGTAGTTGATTGCGACAATTCGGACGGTTGGGTATTCAACATTCTTCCACGCGTCACGATCAGTTGGAACATTGACAGCGAACACAGCGTTAGCAGTGTGAACAAGAAGCTCCCCTTGGCCCAAACTTATATCGGGCTGGTTCATAAACTTCATCGCCGTGATATCGCCAGTGTCCAGTGGAACTGAGAATGCTCCCCCTTCCGCGATGTATGTGTTCTCGGTGAAATAGATGACGCTCGTTGGCCCACCGACAATATCGCCTGCCACAAACTCTCTGCCTCGCGCTACCCATAATCTCCCGCCTCCGTACGCCATTGCTGTGCCAGTCGGAACCTCGTTCTCTTTCAGATTGGCCCTGCGAGAGCTTGCTCCGTCGAAGATGATTGCCCGATTACGACCATCCTGCACCACCATATACTCTTCAGCTTGCTGAAAGTAAGCAGTCTCGATAAGAGAAGAATTGGGATCAGCAGTCTTATCGGTATTGCGAGGGGTAATATCATCAACGTCTCCTGTTTTCGGGTTGATTCTGTGAATGTATCCATCAATTGAACAGATGATGTAAGACTGCCTTCCGCGCTGGTATTCGGCGGCACCCTGAAACCTCCCGCTCTCAAACCGGTCCTTTATCTCATCAGCCTCACTCTGAGTGTTCGCATTGAATATGAGTGGAATGTTTTTGAAAGCTGGTCGCGTCTTTGCGTATCCGCCGCGCATTGTGGCATTCACTGCGAAGCTGAGCTGGTTACGTGAGAGCAGGCTCGGGGAGCGACCGCTATCAACCCCACGTTCGAGTGAGACGAAACCATCGCTTATTCTCTGTGGGTCAATGACTGGCATTACAATATGATACCAATGTTGAAATCGAATGATACCGGGATGGGGGCAACATCAATATGAATCCCAACGCTCGATGCTGTCTTTGATGAAACGGTTATTGCGTCGAATGTTGAAGATACTTCCGTGTAAGGCGTAATGATCACCACGTAATCAGACGAAGACAGTGGGGTTTCGAAGGTGAGTATCGCACTTCCACCGCCTCCAACAGTGCCCGACAAAGCACCGCTGGTTGCGATGTTTGTTTTGTTGGTAGCAGTCGAGCCTGTGATTGTCACGCCCGATACAGTCACATTAATGTCAGCACGAGCAGCGAATCCCAACGACGATGGCAAGTCAGAGTAAACAGGGACACCGGAAGAAATCTTCAGCCATTTACCTTCAGCTGCGCCAGCAGCCAGTCTTACCCACTTTGAACCATCCCAATAAGCAATATCACCAATTGCCCCACCGACATTCCCGAGTGATGTCAGTGGAAGCTGGTTCTTTGTTTTGTTGGTGAGGTCTAACAGGTCCGAGATGTCAGTGAATAATGGCCTGCGCCACTTCATCCCAACAGATGAAGCAGAATCAGTGAACAGACCCATTGTGTCGGATGCCCCGATGTTGAGCACTGATTGTGCGAGAGCTGTGCGTGTGAGCAATTGCCCTTTAAGAGTGAGAAAGTCAGCAGTGCCAGAAGCACCTGCCTCACCGCGCGGGCCGGTCGGCACCATTGCAGAACCGGATGCGACTGTTACTCCTGTCGAGCCGGGATCAGTTGGGTAGCCGAGCCGAGTAACGGTCACATGCGAAGCTCCTTTGCCATTAACATAATAGAACCCCGAACCCTCGATGTAGGCATACATGCCAGCTGCCCAAATGTCAGTGGACGGCACAAATACGTTCACAGCAGCTCCGATTGCAGGAGTGATAAAGCTGGCTGTGATCAGCGAATACCCCGAGCTGCCGTCATTGCCAGCAGCACCAGCAGCACCAGTATCGCCAGCGTTCCCCTGTGGTCCGGGAGTGTTTACTACGGTCGTCTCGCATACGGGATCGCAACAGTCTGAAGTGGTGTTTAATGAAACAGTCATCGTTTGACAGGTTAAAGTTGTAACGGGTAATCCCGATGAGGCCAGCAGGCGGTTTCTGCAACACAGCTGTCAAACGGTTTGATACGTCACAAATACAACCTCGCCTTAGACATACAGCTCAACCCCATAGAGTTAGAGCTGTTCGCCTTTAGGATTGGACACCCCATTGAAAGGGGTGGATTGGGACGTTATGGACACCTCAGAAACGTAGCTGATGCAATGTGGCCAAAGCTCAGTTGGAACCCGTGGCTGGAGAAAGCTCTTCAATGTTTGTGTGACCATCAATGGTCCTGTTGGGCAGGATGCGGTGCGAGCGGTAAAACATTCGCGGCAAGTCTTTTTTCAATGGTTTGGTTTGCCGCTGATCCACTGAACAGCTCAATTATTCTCACATCCACTACCGGCAAAATGATACGCAAACGTGCGTGGCCGGTCATACAGGAGCTTTACCGCACATGTGAGGGTGGTTATCCCGCTCATATGGTTGATAGTAAGACCACTCTGCAAGCCATTCGAGGGGACGATAAGCACGCCATATTTGCCATACCTGTTCTCGATGGATCGACCTCAAAGGCAGTGGCCAATATACAGGGGATTCGTTCGCCGCGAACTTTCGTGATCGTGGATGAAGCAACGGACACACCGGAAGCTGCGTTCGAGGCGTGCTCCAACCTTCAGAAAGGAACCCGAGAGTTCAAATTCCTCGCAATAGGAAACCCGCACAGCAAGTTTGATCAACACGGAAGGATGGCTACACCCAAAAACGGGTGGGGATCAGTGAGTGTTGAGGATGAGGAATGGGAAACCGAACGCGGAATATGCCTGCGCTTTGACGGAATGAAGTCGCCAAACGTGTTGGCTGGCAGCAACAAGTATCCATACCTTATCAATGACGATCAGATACAGCAGGCGCAGAAATATGATGGCGTTGATTCCCCTAAGTTTTGGAAATACACACGCGGCATGTGGTCGCCCGAAGGTGTCTGCAAAACGGTTCTCAGCGAAAGCATCATAGAGAAATACCGTGCGCTTCATCCTGTCAACTTCATCAGCAGATACCAAATGCTGGCAGGGCTGGACCCTGCTTTCAATGGTGGTGACAGGTGCGTGTTGCAGTTCGCAAAATACGGAGACTTCGACAACGGGAAGCTCGGCATTCAGATGCTTCACAGGGAAGTGATCAGCATTGACGCACAAGCAACTGAGCCTGTCCACTTTCAGATAGCCAACAGAGTAAGGATGTTATGTGAGCAGAACGGGGTTGAACCCAATCGGCTGGCAGTGGATGCAACAGGTGAAGGTGGTGGATTGTGTGACATCATCGCAAAGACGTGGAACCCGAACATTCACAGAGTAGAGTTCGGCGGGAAGGCTTCTGATCGCCCCGTGTCGCCCGAAGATCATCGCAAAAGCTCAGATGTTTACGCCAACAAAGTCACCGAGCTTTGGTTCAGCGTGAGGCAGTGGGTAATCAACGAGCAGCTTCGGGGCATGGACACAGAGGTTGCCATCGAGTTCTGCTCTCGCATGTTCGATGACGAAAAGCGGATGACCATTATTGAGCGCAAAGCTGACATGAAGGCACGCACAGGGAAGTCTCCCGACCTCGCGGATGCTGCGGCACTCGTCGTAGAAATGGCTCGACACATTGGCGGGTACGCGACAGCAGGTAAGAGGACAAAGCGCGGGACTGACTGGTTCCGAATGGTTAAGGAATACGATAGTGTTTACCACGATACGTTTCAATGAAGACACTTATCCCAACAAGCGTAACACCGCCAAATGGTTACACATACACGCAGGAGGAAACAGGGCACACTATGTCTGCCGACAGTTTTCACCAGCTTGTCGGTCGCGTTGTTGAGCATCGCAGGGCAAACAATCTGCCGGTCCCGTTCAACATTGATGACATTGTGGAACAGCAGCTTTGCGAAGAGCGTCCCGAGCTTTGCAAGGAGCACAGACCGAAACCCGCAACATCGGTCAGCTTTCTTACGATGGAGCTTGCTGTTCGGTTCACAAAGACGCTTTACACAGCTGGCGCAGAAAGGGTTGATCAATCCGTAGCTGACGAGCGTGCCGCGATCTGTGTTGGTTGTGAGGATAACATTGAACCAGAAGGCTGTAACGGTTGCAGGCGCGGGTGGATTAAGAAAGCCATTGAGTTCATAGCTGGCACAGGGAAGACAGCGTTGGATGACCGGCT